AAGAATGTGAACCGTTCCCTGCGTGAGGGTTATCCACTCACAAACGACGATTTCCTTGGCAAAGAATCACTAATGCACCTCTACGGTTTGGTGATTTATTTGAAGGAAGAACTGCTCTCACAGTGTCGTCAACTGAACGGACCTGAAGCATACCTCAACGGTGAAATGATCAGCGGAGAGGGTTATGTAATGGGCACACGGTTGGGAACATTTAAGTTGGTCAATCGTCAGCGCTTCAGTGTTGCTAACTTCAACAACACTAAGTTCACATCAGCATGTGCCGCCTGAGCAGGTGGTCCGGTTCGTTGGGTTCGTGCCCTGGCGGCTGTATCATATGGAAGTCAACCACACAGGAGCGACACGATGAACGGATGGGCAAACTGGGAGACCTGGTGCGCTTCCCTCTGGATCGGTAATGAGGAACATCTCTACCGCACCGCCCGCGTCTATGGGCACAGCGGATATGATGCCCTGGTTCCCTACCTGCAGGCATTCGGCGAAACCAACGGCGACGGTCTGCGGTGGGATGATCCAGCGATCGACCGCGACGAAATGGATGAGATGCTCAGCGAACTCTGAGCGCCATTCGTTCGTTAACACAGTCGGGGCGTTTTCCGCGCCCTGATGTTAAAAAGCGATGGGTCCCTATAAGCTATAAACGACCCAGATCGCGAGAGTAATATAAAACGCCTTTGATTTACACAGGGGGTACAAAATTTTTTTCGCGCAAAAAAATGTATCAAAAGGTTCATTTAGAATTTTATATTTGCTATATAAAAACAAGACAAGAATTCTTGAAAGATGCAAAAAAATTCCGGAGATATTTTAACCGTAGAGGTCGATCCTGTAACTGATGAGTATACTCTGCAGTTGCCTGAATGGGTTGTGAATGACCTTGCATGGTACGAAGGTACGAAGTTGCGGTTAGAGATTGATGGTGGTGATGTAATACTCACAGAGCAGAAAGAGATTTCTTGACATCTTATAGATAGTGTCGTATGATAGTGATGTAAACGATTTCAACTATGGCTAAAGGATTTACAGTAAAAGCAAAATCCCCAACTGCTGCAGCACCACAAAAACAGCAAGAATGGGACTATGATAAAGCAAAGGAGATGGTGCGGGGAAAGTCCGTCGTATTCTGCTTACCAGGTAGAGGAGTTTCTTATGCATATTTAAAGAGCTTCGTACAACTTTGCTTCGACTTGGTACAGGCTGGCGCCAGTATCCAAATTTCGCAAGATTATTCTTCGATGGTAAACTTTGCACGTTGTAAGTGCTTAGGCGCTAACGTCTTGCGTGGACCCGATCAGATTCCCTGGGATGGAAGACTGAAGTATGATTATCAATTATGGATTGACTCAGATATTGTTTTTAATACTGAAAAGTTCTGGCAGTTAATTCTGATGGACAAAGATATTGCTGGTGGTTGGTATGCAACTGAAGATGGTGTAACGACCTCTGTTGCTCACTGGTTGGAAGAAGATGACTTCCGTAACAATGGTGGTGTAATGAACCATGAAACCGTTGAGACGATTCAAAAGCGTCGTAAACCCTTTACTGTGGACTACACTGGTTTTGGATGGTTGTTGATCAAGCACGGTGTCTTTGAGGACAAGGGTATGCCTTATCCTTGGTTTGCTCCTAAGATGCAAGTCTTTGAATCTGGAGAGGTTCAGGATATGTGCGGAGAAGATGTATCATTCTGTTTGGATGCAAAGGAAGCAGGTTTTGAAATCTGGTGTGATCCTCGCATTCGCGTTGGGCACGAGAAGACAAGAGTTATTTGAAATGGTAACAGAAACATACAACATCTACCGCAAAGATAAACTCATTCATGAGAACCTTTCGCAAGATGAGTATTTTGATGTAATGCAAGACCTGGCTGACGAATTTTATAACACTGGGTCTCCTTTATCTGACGACTTAAGAACTGAAATTATTAGGAGTAAAAACTGATGGCAACACGCAAAAGTCTCTCGGGTGGAAATAAAATTGAATCTACCCCCAAAAAAACTCGTCAAGGAAGCGGGCAACATACGAAGTACGCCGCGTCGTCTCGTAATGGTGCTCGTAAGCGCCTGAGGGGTCAAGGAAAGTAGTGTACGCCCAAACTGTTGCGGAAGAGTGGAACCGCATCCTTCCGCAGCATTTATGGATATACAACAAACTGTTTTTAAGCCAGCGTTTAGGTTATACTTGTGGTCCTGCGGGATTGGAAGTTCCTAAACCTGGTTTTTATATTGTGCGCCCATGTATGAATTTCATGGGTATGGGACGTTATGCACGTATTGAACATATAGAAAAGGATACTGAACACCTACATCCTGGTGAATTTTGGTGTGAGGTGTTTGAAGGAGACCATTATTCAGTCGATTATGAGTATCATGAAGATAGGACTGGATGTTATCCCCAATGGATGCAGGAACATTCCGTCGATTATCATGTAAAAAGACAAAGACTTATTGTTAAAGGGCATAAAGATGAGAATAATCTCTATAGATTTACTAAATGGGAGAAAATAGATAAAGAAATACCATATCCTAATATTTTAACGACCATTGGATTGTATCGTTACGGTTGGATAAACTGCGAATTCATTGGTGATAAGTTAATTGAGGTGCATTTTAGAAGAAATCCTGACTTTAGATATGGAAATTCGGTTGCAATTCCTGTTTGGAATGACCAAGAAGTGGGAAATATGGAAAATTATCAGTATGTTGAAGATTCAGACTACCTCAGAAAAGGTTTTTGGATAAAATAAAAGATAAGCTCATAAATAATTGAACAATCTTCATTTATATTTGACCAAAAATGGCAGTACGAAGGGTATCCAGGTCATTTAAAGACATAAGTTTATCCTTTGATGCCCATCCAGTAACAAAGGATCTCACCATTCTTAAGAATGAGAGTGCAATTATACGTGCAATTCGAAATTTAGTCGAAACCATGCCCAATGAAAGGTTTTTTTCACCTGATTTGGGATCAGATGTACGTTCTAGTTTATTTGAATTCGTTGATATTGGTACGGCATCAGTAATTCGTGATCAAATTAAGAATGTAATTCAAAATTATGAACCAAGAGTTAATAATGTTGAGGTAGATGTCTTCCCAAGACCAGATATTAATGAATTTGAAGTACTTGTATCCTTTAATATTATTGGACAAGAACTTCCAACACAAGAGTTTTCATTCATCCTAGAGGCAACGAGATAAAAAATGCCTTTTACAAAGTATACTAACCTAGATTTCGATCAAATAAAAGCATCGATTAAAGATTATCTTCGATCAAACTCATCTTTTAGTGATTTTGATTTTGAAGGATCTAATTTTTCGGTCTTAATTGATACTTTAGCATATAACACATATATAAGTGCTTTCAATTCCAACTTAGTTGTCAATGAATCTTTCTTAGAATCGGCAACTTTAAGGGAAAATGTAGTTTCTTTGGCAAGAAACATCGGGTACGTACCACGCTCCAGAACGTCCGCTACTGCCCATGTATCGTTCACTGCCCAAACTGATGCAAACACCTCCACACTGACCATACCAGCGGGTCTGGTGTGTACTGGGACGGTCTCTGAGTCATCATACGTATTCTCCATACCAGAAGATGTAAGTGCTTCTGTTATTGATGGAGTTGCAACGTTCAATAATCTTAAAATAGTAGAGGGAACTTTCCTTAAAAAGCAGTTTACTTTTGATGGTTCTATCAATCAGAAGTTTATCTTAAACAACTCATTCATTGATACATCTACCATAAAGGTTTATGTTAGACCAACCAATGCTACTGGTTTGGGAAGATCACTCAACATGGTTGATAATATTTTTGATGTTGATGGTGGATCTGAAATTTTCTTACTCCAAGAAGTAAAAGACGAAAAGTATGAAATTCTTTTTGGTGATGGAACTTTTGGAAGGGGATTAACCGAGGGAGATGTAATTACCGTCACTTATATTGTTAGTAATGGTGCTGATGGTAATGGAGCAACAAATTTTGCTTTTGCAGGATCATTCCTCAATGATAGTACTAATCCAATAATTGCCTCAAATAGCGTTATAACGACCGTTAATGCCGCTCAAAATGGTGCTGACATAGAGAGTATAGATTCCATAAGAAACTATGCTCCACGCCTCTATTCTTCACAATACAGAGCGGTTACAGCAAACGATTATGAAACCATTCTCAAATCAAAGATTTTCCCACAAACAGAGTCTGCTTCTGTTGTTGGTGGTGAAGAATTAAGTCCACCAGAATTTGGTAAGGTTTATATTAGTATTAAACCTAAGAATGGTACATTCATTTCCGATTTTGATAAGCAGGAAATTAAAAGTAAACTGAAATTATACTCTATTACTGGTATTGATCCTCAGATAATTGACCTCAAAGTACTATATGTTGAGATCGATTCGGCAGTATATTTTAATAATTCTAAAGTAGCAAGTGCTGGAGATTTGAAAACTAAAGTATTGAATGCTTTAACAACGTATTCAAATTCTACTGACTTAAATTCTTTTGGTGGAAGGTTCAAATATAGTAAAATTCAACAGGTAATTGATAATACTGATGAAGGTATTACTTCAAATATTACTAAAGTTAAAATCAGACGAGATTTGAAAGTATTAATTAATGCTCAAACTCAATATGAAATATGCTATGGAAATAGATTCCATGTACATCCTGATGGTAAAAATATCAAATCAACAGGATTTAAAGTTTTAGGTGAAACTCAAGACGTTTATATTACTGATGTGCCAATTCAAGATGAAGATGGCGAATATAGAAAAGGAACTATTGCAATTGTTAGAGATGAAGGTATTGATGCAGATGGTAACCGTTCAACAATTATTGTAGTTCAAGATGCAGGAACTGTAGACTATGAAAGAGGTGAAATTCTATTAAATACTATCGTTATTACAGAAACTTCCAGACCAAGAGATATTATTGAAATTCAGGCAATTCCAGAGTCTAATGATGTCATTGGATTGAAAGATTTGTATCTGACATTTAGCATTGACAAAAGTGAGATAAATATCGTTAAAGATGTTATTGCATCTGGAGATGATACGTCTGGTGTAGTCTTCACATCCGAAAATTATTATAGATCTAGCTATTCAAACGGAGAAATAAAGAGGTTGTAATATGATAGAAACTGGTTTCTCTCCCAGGGTACAAATTCAAGATATTGTTGATAGTCAATTACCTGAATTTATTGTAAGTGATAATCCAAAATTCGCAGAATTTTTAAAACAATACTATATTTCACAAGAATATCAGGGAGGTCCAGTAGATCTTTCTGATAATTTGGATCAATATTTGAATATTGATTCATTAATTGCAGAAACTATTGTTGATAGTGCAACACTGTCTTCAGATATTGGTAGTTCTACTACAACTATTCAAGTATCAAGCACTAAAGGATATCCAGAATCTTACGGATTATTTAAAATTGATGATGAAATCATCACATATACCAGTAAAACTCCAACCGAATTCCATGGTTGTGTTCGTGGATTTTCTGGTGTAACTGGGTATGATTATGGATATAACAAAGGTGAGTTAATTTTCAGTGAGTCATCAGCAGCATCTCATACTGCCTCCACAACTTTAAATAATTTAAGCTCTGTATTCTTACAACAATTCTATAAAAAAATTAAGTATGCTTTAACTCCCGGTTTAGAGGGTGTTGATTTTGCTCCAGGGATTGATATCTCTAATTTTATCAAAGAAGCAAAAACTTTTTATGGATCTAAAGGAACAGAAGAATCATTTAGAATTTTATTTGGCGTTCTATATGGAGAGAAACCAAGAGTATTTGACTTAGAACAAAGGACTATTAAACCCTCTTCTGCAACTAATCTGAGAAGAGAAGTTGTAATGTGTGAATCCATAAGTGGTGATCTTACCTCATTAGAGGGACAGACAATCTATAAGAGTACAGATTTAGGAACTTATGCAACAATATCTGAAGTTGATGTATTTCAGAGAAGTTCTAAAACTTACTATAAAGTATTTCTTTTCTTTGGTTATGATGATTCTTTCCCACCAGTATTTGGTGATTTTGTAATTACTGGAAATACTAAAAATACAGCAGCTGCACCAGTTGGTGCTAAAAGCATTGCTGTTGATACAACCATTGGATTCCCTAAGAGTGGTGTATTAAAAGTAGGAAGTAATACTATTTCTTATACAGATAAAAGTATTAATGAGTTTTTCAATTGTTCTGGTATAACTGAAGAAGTTGGTGTAGCATCTACTATTACATCAAGTGAGACTTATTATGGATATGGTCATGGTGATTTAACCAATAAGGTTGAATTTAGAATTACTGGTATCATTTCTGATTATAAAGTTACAACTAGAAATTCACCAATTTCTCCCGGAGAAGAAATTAGTGTTAAGACTATTGGTGAAAAAATTACAAATCCCGCTTTTGATAGAACCAAAAAGCAAATTTTTGCTAATAGTTGGACTTATAATACTTCATCCAGAATTGAAATCGATTCTTTTGCTACAGGATCTACATCTCAAGTATCATTAGCATATGCACCCGATAGATCGGTTTTGAAGGTTGGTGATATAGTTGAGATAGTTACTAGAGATTCTCAGACTGTAATAGCAGCAAATCTCGTAGTAAATTCGATTTTTAACAATCAGGTAGGAACTACAGATAGTTTTACTTTAAACCCTTCCTTTAATTACGATCTTAGAAGAAAAATTAATTTTGCAAACGTCACAAACGTTGCTACAGAATTTGACCAGATTGTCTCAGATGTACAAAATGTATATAATGAAGATGATCAATACATGTATGTTGCATCAAATTCACTTCCATCAGATGAGATAACAAAATCATTATACTCATATGATGTTGCAGAATTGACAGATTATGTTGTAACGACTGGTAAGTATTCGACAATAAAATTTAATCCTGGTGTAAAGTTATCCTTTTTTGATGGTGGTGAAGTTGTATACACTGCATCTGGAGAACCTATTGATGGTCTATTTCCAGGTACATATTATGCGGATGTAACAGGAGATAATACAATTAGATTGTATGCATCGAATAGTTCTATTGGTAGTCCTAATTATCTAACCTTCCAATTTATTCCAGAAGGAGTTCATAACTTTACTGTATTAGCACAGAAAGAAAAAGTTATATCCCCACAAAAAATACTTAAGAAATTTCCATTACATCCAAATATTGGTGATGGTCAATCTGATGCGACATCACCAGGTGCAATTGGAATGCTTTTAGATGGTGTTGAAATATACAGTTATAAATGTGATGATAAAATTTATTATGGACCATTAACTGAGGTTAATGTATTGAATGGTGGAACTGGTTATGATGTATTCAGTCCACCAGCTATCGAATCTTCTGTTGGTGGTGCAAAGATTCAAGCAGTTATATCTGGTACTGTTGTAGATGCTTTTGTAGATCCAATAGATTTTGAGATTAATACAATTGCTTCTATTGGTTTTAGTGGTGGAAATGGAGATGGAGCAGCATTTGAACCTATTATTGAAAATAGGAGAAGATCATTACCATTTAACGCTAAACAGTTAACTGAAGGTGGTGGTGTCGATATAAACACCGACTCTATAACATTTCCCACTCCACATAACCTTGCTGATGGTCAACCACTTATTTACGATCCAGGAGTGTATGAACCTCTGGGTATAGGGACTTATCTTGGTGGAAATGAAGATACTGGAAGAACTTTAGTTAAAGATGCTGAGTATTATGTTTCTGTATTGAGTGATAAAACAGTATTCTTGTATGAAAAGATTGGTGATTATAATGCTGGTATCAACACTGTTGGATTTACAACAGTTGGGACAGTTGGTGTACATAACTTCTTAACTAAACCAAACCGACAGTTAATTGGTTTGCAAGTTTTAAATGGTGGTAGTGGGTATACTAATAGGTTACTTAGAGTTTCACCATCTGGTGTCTCTATAAACACCAATACTATTAATTTTACTAATCATGGATTTAATGATGGAGATCTTATTAACTATGAGTATGAAACTAGTGCAATAACAGGACTGTCATCGACAAGTCAATATTATGTTCTCAAGACTACTGATAATCAGTTTAGTCTTGCTGCAGATAGAACCAATTTTGATAGAAGAAAACCAGTAAACTTGACATCTGCTGGTTCTGGATATCAAATGTTCAAGTATCCAGATTTTTCACTTAATATCAATTATACTTCAGTTGGAGTTGGCAGTACAACAGTTTCAGCATCAATTGTTGCGACTCCAGTAATTCGCGGTGAAATTATAGACGCATACATTTATGATAGTGGAACGAGTATTGGATCTGAAGTTTTAAATTATGAAGATAATCCAAATATTGTTGTAAAGAATGGAAAAAATGCCAGTATTTCCCCAATAGTTAACATTAATGGGCAGATTACTGAGGTAATTGTAAGTGGTGGTGGTGAAGAATATTTCTCCACACCATCTATTGTTGTTCATGGTGAGGGAACTGGTGCTCAGTTTAGACCCGTAATTAATAATGGTAAACTTACTGAAGTTATTGTTATAAACACGGGTATAGGATATTCAACTTCAGGTACGGTACTTACGGTAGAAAGTGCTGGTAGAAATGCTGTTTTGCAATCTAAGGTAAGATCACTTTCTGTTAATAATAATGTATTGTTTAAAGATGCTGCAACTTCAGTAGAAGAAGCAACTGATTTAATTATTTCGACACCAGATAATAATTTGCAATATGCACATTGTGCATATTCTGATGCTATTTTCAATAAGTATAATGACGAAGGAGTTGCACATTCACCAATAATTGGATGGGCTTACGATGGAAATCCAATTTATGGATCATTTGGATATTCTGACCCACAAGACATTAACTCAGATATCAAACGATTGGAGTCTGGTTATACAAAAAGTTCTGCAAATGTTTCTGATAGACCACCCAATCTACCATTAGGATTCTTTGTAGATGATTATGTTTTCGATGATTCTGGAGATCTTGATCAATATAATGGCAGATATTGTTTAACACCAGAGTTTCCTACAGGAACTTACGCATATTTTGCACCATCAATAGTAGATGGTAATAACAACAATGCTGGAGTTTTCCCATACTTTATTGGAGATAGATACAGATCTCCTCTACTTGAGGAAAATGTTGAGTTAAATCAGGATTTTGATTTTAATAACTCATCCTTACTTAGAAATACATTCCCATATTCGGTTTCCGAAGAAAATGCTGAGAATGATTTTATTACTGAATCTAATGAAGAATTTGTACAATCAACTCGAATAGAGTCTATTACAAAAGGTTCTATTGAAGAAATTGAAATATTGAGTGCAGGTGTAAATTATAAAGTTGAAGATCAATTGGATTTTGCTGACGGAGATGATGGTGGAAGTGGACTATTTGCATTTGTATCTGAACTGGAAGGTAAAGATATAGTTTCTTTAGAAACATCTACTCTTTTATATGAGAATGCAATATTTACTAAGAAAGATGATCAAACAGTAGAAGTAAAGATAGCACCTTACCATGATTTAAAGAATTTAGATTATATTAATGTCTCCGGATTATCCACAATCGCCACTAAGTTAGCTGGATTTTACCAGATTGGAGTTAATTCCATTACATCATCCTTGTTAACTGAAATTTCTTCTGGCAGTGCAGTTGATGTTGATATTACATTACCTAGAATACCTGAAGGAATTTCAATTGGTAATAGTATTGGAATTGGAACAGAAATATTCACCCTTCAGAACATTTACAATGATCTCAATGTTCTGAGAGTTTCTAGAGAATATACTTCAATTGCACATACTGCAACATCACCGGTTTACTTCTATCCTGATAAGTTCACTTTCAGTAAGGAAATTGATTCTTTTGAATCTTCATATAATGATTCTGTATATTTTAATCCACATAATTCTTTAGGTATTGGTTTAACTGCTGGTGTAGGACTTGCCGTAACCTATAACATCGGTCTTCAAACTAATCATACAGTTTCTATACCATCACAATCAATATATCTACCCAATCATCCATTTAAAACCAATCAAAGAGTAATCCTATCAAAGAACTCTGGCATTTCTTCAATTGGAGTTGCAAATACTGCAGGTAGTGCTGTATTTGATTTACCTGCTGGTAATGAGCAAACTGTATATGTCATAAGAAAATCTCATGATCATATTGGAATTGTAACTCAAATTGGATTAACAACTACAACTGATGGATTATTCTTCCGTGGACAGGGGACAGATATTGGATCTTATAACATAAAGTCTGACTATTTCCAAACACTTGCAAATGTTCAGAGAATTAATACTGTTGTTTCGGTATCAACTTCACATAATTTGACTAATGGTGATTTTATTAATTTGGACGTAAAACCAAATCTTTCTGTTGGTATTGGAACTTCAACTGCTATAAGAGTTAAGTATGATATATTCAATGAAAAGTTATTGATAAATCCCATTGAATTCTCATCAGTAGGATTCAATACAAATACTAATCAAATACAAATAGTAGGTCATCCTTTTGCTAATGGTGAAAAGGTAGTTTATAATTCAGATAATCCTCCTGTTGGTTTATCGTCTGGAATTTACTTTGTTTATAGAGTTGATGATGATCATATTCAACTTTGTGAAACTGTACCAGATTATTTGGCAGATCCACCAATAGTTGTTGGTATAACCACTGCTCCTGCTGCCACACATGAAATAAGTCAAATTAATCCACCACTTAAGATTTTAAAAAATAATGATGTCAAATTTGATGTAAGTGATACTTCTTTACTTGGATATAACTTCAAATTCTTCTATGATCAGGAATTCAAAGATGAGTTTGTTTCTACAGGATCTACAACTACATTCTCTGTTGTTGGTTTCAATACTGTTGGATTTACCAGTGCATATGTAGCAATAACTTATGATGCTAATGTCCCATCACCATTATATTATGCTCTGGAAAAATCTGGATATATTAGCACTGCAGATAATCAAAATGTAAGTAATTATTCAGAAATAACATATGAGAATAGTTTCTTTACTGGAAAATATTTGGTTTCTGGAATTGCTGCTACAACATTTGTATTATCACATTCAAGACCTCCAGAAAAAACATCATATGTACAATCTGAATGTGATGTATTGAAATACACTACAACTTCTAAATCCGCTTTGGGTGGAATTAGTGGTATTACAATAACTTCTCCTGGAGATGGATATAAAGTTTTACCTGAATTTACTGGTTCAAATTCAGTTTTGGGTGATGGTGCAAATCTCCTCACCAAGTCTGCTGCTGTAGGTAATGTAAATCAAATCGAAATTCTAAATGAAGGTTTTGATTATTCTTCTGATAAAACTCTAAGACCTATTGCTCAGGTTCCATCTCAATTAATTACAAAGAATTCGGAAGCTGTTGCATCAGTTGATGTATTAGATGGAGGATCTCAGTATTTAACACCACCAAGATTAGTATTATACAATACTCTCACAAAAGAAAAAATTGATTCTGGACACTTAGATGCAGAAATGGCTGGAGCTAGCATCATAAAAGTGAATGTTGAAAGTCCTCCAAAAGGTCTTATGGGTGATGCATACCTTGAGGTTAAAACGATTAATAATACAAATGGTGTTGCAATTCAAGCATATGAAGGTTCCGTTGGTTCTGGTGTCGTAACATGTACATTGGTTACACCACTTAATGGATTTGCTGTAGAACCTTTCGAAGTTGGTGATCAAATATTTGTTGAAGGTCTTACTAAGTATGGAACTGAAGGTGATGGATTTAATTCCGAGGATTATGGATATGGATTCTTTACTGTTCAATCATACACATTTGGTGGTACTGATATACCTAGAAGACTTGAATATAATCTTTCAGAATTGACTGACATCGGTCCTGGTATTGGAATGACAGGAAATGTCTATGGAACTGTTATTAATGCTAATGTATATCCAAGGTTTGAGGTACATACGGAGTTTTCTTCATTCCAGAATAATGAAGATATTGAAGTTCAAGTTAACGGCGTTTTCACAAGAACTAAATCTACAGTTTTAACTTATGAAGGGAATACTGTTAAAGTATCAGGAATTTATCCCTTTGAAGTTGGTGATGTTATCAGAGGTACACAATCTGGATCTATAGCAACATTAGAGGAAGTTAATATATCTGAAGGTCTATTTGAGATATCTTATTCTGTTGTTAAGAATTTTGGATGGCAAGATGATACTGGAAAGTTAAATGATGATACTCAAGTAATTCCAGATAACGATTACTATCAGAATCTTTCATATTCAATTCAGACTAAAAAAACTTGGGAGGAAGTTGTTAGTCCTGTCAATAATTTAGTTCACCCATCTGGATTGAAGAATTTTGTTGATACAGAGATTCTTCAACATTCTGGAACTATTGCTATAGTTCCAAAAGAAAACACAGATCTTGCTATCGACTTCTTAAGTGAAGAGAGAGTTGATACTATTAACAACTTCGATGAAGCTAGAGATGCTGAGGTTGATGTTGCCAATGATATCTCTAAGTTTGTTGAACTCAAAACTACAAAACTTTCAGATTATGTTGAAGTCAAGAGTAATAGAGTTTTGGAAATGGATGATATTAGTCCACAATTCTCTAACAATAACTTAGTACTTGATCCTGAATTAAACTTAACAGAAATCACAGCAAACAGACAATGCAGTAAGTTCTTAGTTCAAGCTACTAGCGTTGATTATTCTCAAGTGATGTTTACTGAAGTAATCGTTCTTAATAACAATCAAGGCGATTCTTATACGATGCAAAAGGGTGCAATCACCAATATGTCTGATGATTTTGCTGAAATTACCGCCAGCACAAATAATCAGGGTGAAATATTCTTACAATATGTTCCACTTGAGATTTATAATACATCTTATAATGTTAAGCATTTAGATACTGGATTTACTAATTTTGTTGTTGGTGTATCATCCATATCTGTAGGATTTGTTGATGTCATTGGTATTACAAGTGCAGTTGGAGTTGGTAGTACTCAAGTAATAATGTCTTCACCGACTAATAGAATGGAAGCAATTCATTCGTATATTCATGTTTTAGATGATACTACGAGAGAGATGAATTATGTTGAATTGTATGTAGATCACGATGGTCAAAATACAAATATTGCAGAGTTCTACTTCAATAGTGATGAGGCTGATATTACTACCGAATCTATCGGAACTTTTGACGCTACCATAGAGGATGGAAATGTAAATATAGTTTATAACAATGACACTGGTCATCCAGTTTTTGTAAGAACTAGAAATGTTGGTTTTGGAACAGTTGCTGCTGGTATTGGAACTTATAGATTCAAAAAAGCTGGTCAACCAGATGGAGATGAAAGAACAGTAACATTTGATTCTAGCTTTGTTAATACTTCTATTGCATCTACGACCATCAAATCATTTGATATTGGTCAACAAACATCAATGAAGTCAACTGTAAGAGTCAGTATTGGTGAAACGAGTGCCTTACATCAACTGATGGTTATTACTGATACCTTTGATGTTAGAAAGAATGCATATACAATGCAGTATCCATTCTTATCAATCGGTAGCACTAGTGGTATTGGTACTTTTGGTATGGAAATGGATGGATATACTGGAGCATTTAAGTTCTATCCAGATCCACAATATCAGGGTGGTGGTGATATTCAGATATCTGCATTTAATGAAAACTTCCATCATGATTATGATGTTCCAAATCCTCCTGAAGATCTGCAATATGGCAATATTACAGAGTCGATGAAACTTTCTAAGTTCATCGCTGCAAATGATGATGATTTATTTAAGACAACTTTCGATTTAACTCATGATGGAACTCCAATCTTTGTAAAAGCATTTGATCCAACTGATGAGGATGTAATAAATCTTTCTTCAGATACATCAACTTTAAATATCACTGAGCATTTCTTTAGCACTGGTGAAGAGTTAGTCTATAGACCAAAATCATCTTTTATTTCAATAGAATCTGCTCCTATGCAGATTGTTGAGACTCCTGATCATAATGGTATTAATACCACACTTCTACCATCTACAGTATTTGCAATAAAAGATAATAGTGGCAAGATGAGAGTAGCAACTACAAAAGCAAATGCTGAACTTGGAATTGCAGTTACATTTACATCTATCGGTTCTGGTAATGCTCATGAGTTTGAAATGGTTGAAAAACTTTCCAAGACTCTTATTACTGTTGATAATTTGATACAAGCACCTATATCATATTCCCTCTTATCATTTGAGAATGTTGGTGGAAATGTTAGTGTTGCTGATAGTATGCTGCACATGAGTGGTATTACATCCGTCGTACTTGGCGATTTGATGAAGGTTGAAGATGAATATGTTAAGGTTCTAAATGTTGGTTTTGGAACTCTTGCAGCAGGACCTATTTCTTTTGGTGGAACTTTTGCACTATTAAATGTTGAAAGGGGTGTAGCAGGAACTATAGCAACAACACACGTTGGATTCTCTACGTTTGATGTATACAGAGGTTCTTACACAATCACAGAAAATAAAGTTCACTTCACTGATGCTCCTGGAGGTATTTTAGAAGATCAACTTTTCGAAGATATTGATAATTTACCAGAGGCAAGATCTCAATTCTTCGGTAGAGTCTTCTTGAGATCGAGTTATGAAAGTAATCAAATTTTTGATAATATTTCAGAGGAATTTACTGGATTAGATCAGGATTATAGATTAACTGTTGGTGGTGCCAATACTGTTGGTCTGGGAACTAGTGGTGGTGCTGGAATTATTCTTATTAATGGAATATATCAAGCTCCCACCACTAGTAATAATCAGTCTAATAATTTCTCAATTCAAGAGGATCTTTCTGCTGGAATTACAACAGCAGTTTTCTCTGGAATTACTTCTTCAAATGGTTCTATTGTAATTTCTGAATCTGATGTTAACCAAAATCAACTTCCAAGAGGTGGAGTCATTATATCATTTGGATCGACGCCAGGACTAGGATATGCACCATTACAAGGTGCAAGTGTTTTACCAATAGTTGGTTATGGTGGAACTATTATTGATGTTGTTGGAATTCCAACTTATGGTACTGCTCTTGGAATCGATACAGTATCTTATAATAATGAAAGTGGATTCTTAGAAATTACAACAGTTGGAGATCATAATCTAAATTCACCAGATGTTTGGTTAGAAAACTTAGAGTTCTCTTGTGATGAATACTATGACGGTCCAGTTGTTGGTATTTCAAACTTCGTATATGATCATTTAACAGGAATTGCAACTGTTACTACCTCTTCAGATAGTTATGCAACTGCTGGTAAGTCAGTACGTTTCGCTGATATTGAGTTTTCATGTGCAGCTCCACATTCAGGTGTTACTAGTACTATATTCCCATATCCAAATGGTGGTACTAAGAATTCTTATAAGGCATATGATGTCTTTGGTGTCCTTTCAGTTCTAAATTCCACACAATTTACTGTAGACGTTGGAATTACTACAATTCCTCACACATATGTAAGTGGTGGAACAGTCAAATCTGGTGTCACCACAACTATTTTCCCAGATGGAACACAACCAGGTGGAAATGTATTTGGTATTGCTGATATCACTGGTTCTAATACCGTGTTAGTCAACATTGGCATCTCTTCCTTTGCCCATACTTATGTTGGAATGGGAAGTGTATATCCATACTACAGGGACTTGAATTTTGGATCTGCTTATAGAGAACCTGTTTCTATTGCACTAACAGATGCAAATCATACAGGATCTGCTGCAAATATTACAGTAGAAGTGGATCGTAATGATCATAAATTTGTATCTGCAACTACAAACTGTGTCACTAGAAGCATTGGTGGTACTTTAAGTATTAGCACAGCACATTATGCACAGTTAACTGGTGTTCTCACATTAACCTTCACTGGAGCACACGGATTAACAGATGCAAATACTATTACCATTGCAGATCAATCACTGACATTTACTTGTAATCAAGATTTCCATAGAACACAACACCTCTATCCACGTTCACATGATCCAGCTTCTGGAGCAAACCTTGATGTTCTTACAACTCCATCATCTACTACACTTACAGTCAATGTTGGCGCATCTCTATATGAGACTGGCGGAAGATTGAAGTTCAACATTGTTGATGGTGGATCTGGATATGTGACTCCACAACTTGGTATTGAACCACCAACATATTCAAACTTGGGAGTTATTGGTCAATCAAGACTTGGAATTGGTACAACAACTGATACTGGACTTGGAACCCTACTCAATCTAAGAGTTGGAAATTCAGATTTGAATACTAACGGCGACATTTTCTTCGATGCTGCTGATTTAATAGGTGCAAACAAAGACTTTATTGCAGATATTGCATATGGAAGAATGCTTGCAGCATATCCATCATTTGTAATTCCAACAGCAAATCCTCAAGATTGTAAGGATGACATTGCAGATTTGCTTCAAGCAATGCTTTATAACCTTAAGTTTGGTGGAAATGATTTAACTGTTGATGCTGCTATGTTGTATATCACAGGAGCTCATGTTGCTGGTGAAGAGGCAGAAACAGTTTATGCATTCTTAGAAGCAAGAGATATGGCAATCCAAGCCATGAGAAATGAGACAATTACTGTTGGTGGTCATACCACAAGAACTCAAGTATTTGATAATACAATTACTGTAGATTCTGGTTCACCAAAATGTGCCACTGTTGCTTCTGCAATTAGTACCTTAGTTGGTATTGTTACTACTGCAGTAGAAAATGGAACTACTCCTAAGAGAACAGTTGCTCCTGGTGGACAATATGTTGTTGAAGATTTCTTTACCGCAAGAAAGGGTTATGGATTCAAGAAAGGTGATATAGCAAGAGCAGTTGGTCTTGTAACGGCAATTGGATTAGCAGAACCAATAAAGCATTTTGAACTTGATGTTCTTGAGGTCTTCTCCGATTCTTTCTCCGCATGGCAATTTGGTCAAGTTGATTATATTGATGATATTTCATCTTTACAGGATGGAGTTACTACAAAGTTTGAATTAAGATATCAAACTGAATTGCTTAGTTTTGAAAAGAACAGAAGAGACCCAGATTCTCAACTAATTGAGTTTGCACCATTATTGATTATATTTGTCAATGGTATTCTGCAAAAACCATATGAGGCTTACACATTTGAGGGTGGAACTGTAATGGAATTCACCACTCCACCAAAGGCAAATGATAAGGTGGCAATGTTCTTCTACAGAGGAAGTGCTGCAGATAGTTCAGTAGTTCTTTCAAATGAATCTATAAAAGTTGGTGATGAAGTAGAACTCCTAAGAAATAATACAAATCTGGGAGTTACAACTGCTCAAGATCCTAGAGTTGTTACTGCAATTGCTGGATTTGACCTTGCTAGGACACCTCTATATGGTGGTCCTGGAATTGATGATGATAACTACAAACCATTCAAATGGATTAAGCAGAAGACTGATATGATTTTGGAAGGAGAAATTGTTTCCAAAGCTAGAGATTCTATTGAGACTCAAGTTTATCCAACAGCAAAAATCATAGATTATTTTGATATAACAGATACTGAGCTCTTTGTTGATAATGCACAATTCTTTAATTATGAAGATCCTGCTGATATTTCTTTTGATGGAATAATTATCAATTATCCAAATATAGATCCAGTTGCTGCTGGTATTAGTGCTGTTGTTTCTGTTGCTGGAACCATTTCTGGTTTAACCATATATGAAGCTGGAAGTGGATATAGTGGTTCTTCTCTTGATATTAGTATTGCACCACCACCAATTCTTGGTGTTGGGGTAGGAACAACTGCTACAGCGACTGTTTCTATTGTTAATGGTTCAATTACATCACCAGTTATTACTAATCCTGGATCTGGTTATGACCAATCTAAGGTTCCTCCAGTATTGGTTGCTCCACCAACTGCTATAACAGACGGCATTTCTGGAGTAACTAATGTAGAAGGATTTGATGGTGATATAATTGGAATTGGAACAACTGCAGGTATTGGAGTTCCATTAGCAATTGAATTTGAATTAGATGGAACTTTAAGTCCATATGCAGGATTATCTACCGACTTTAGAATTTATATCTTTGATACTCATGTTGGTGATGGGGTAACTTCCATCTTAGGTAGTGATTCAGAAGTTGTTGGAGTAGGAACAACTTGTATTGATAATGTATATAACATCTCAGACTTCAAACCTGCAACCGGTAAAATTATATGTAATGTCCATTCTGGATTTAATCATGTTGGTATTGCCACAACCGGCGTAATAGGTGCTGGTGTTGCTAAATTCTCTTGGGGTAGATTATCTGGATTTACCAGATCTTCCACACCAGTTTCAATTGGAGTGTCTGCATATGATGTTAGTGCTGGATTATCTACATTCCCAACATTACAGAGAAGGGGTGCTGGACTTAGAGGTTCAGGAGCTCTTGCTAAACAACTTCTCTAGAAATTTCTAGAGACTGATTAACTCATTATAAATATAGAAAAAACCATAATAAGATGCCCGCAATTGTTACAGACAAATTAAGGATATTAAATGCCAATAGTTTTGTAAACTCTGTCAATGACGAATCAAATTCGTTTTACGTTTTTGTAGGATTATCAAATCCATCAACATCTGGATTTGGACGAGTTGCAAATTGGAATGATAATACTCCAAATCCAATTGATAATACTGACTATCTTCATCATTATGGTTCAACCATTATGTATGGTAAGAAGATAACAGCTGGTAATATAAAAAGAGTTGTCAGAAAGATTGAATGGCAATCTGGTAGACAATATGAAATGTATAGACCAGACTATTCAGTAGTTAATCCATCTCCAACTACAGGAGCCATGAGATTATATGATGCAGATTATTATGTAATTAATTCAGATTATAGAGTATACATTTGTATTGATAATGGTGCTACTGGAATTAAAACATCTGGTAATGCCTCACAGGTAGAACCTACATTTACAGACTTAGAACCAACTAAACTTAGTGATGGATATACTTGGAAGTATTTGTTTACTATATCACCCAGTGATCTAATTAAATTTGATTCTACAGAATACATTACATTACCAAATGATTGGGATACTTCCACAGATGCTGCCATAGTATCTGTTAGGGAAAATGGAGATTCTTTTACAAACGAGAATCAGATAAAGAAAGTTTATGTTGAAAATAAAGGTTCTGGATATACAATACCCAATGGAACTAGTGCTAACATAGTTGGTGATGGTAGTGGAGGCAGAGTTTCTTTAGAGGTTGATACTAGTGGAAGAATTAATAATGTAATTGTTACTGCGGGTGGTAAAAATTATACTTTTGCCTTGATTGATTTGGGTACAACAGCAACTACAGTTCCTGGAGTTTTTGCTCAACTTATCCCAATTATTCCACCATCAAAAGGACATGGTTATGATATTTACACTGAATTGGGAGCAGATAAAATTTTAATCTATGCAAGATTTGATGACTCTACTAGAAATTTCCCAATAGATACAGAATTTGCACAAATTGGTATTGTAAAAAATCCTAAAATTTATGATACTACAGGTATTACAACAGAAAATTATGAAGGTGATACATTTTCTGCAGTGTTTGGAGCAAAACTTAATTCTGTTGCTGGAACAGTAGAGATTGGAGATAGGATTGAGCAACAAGTTGGTAGTGGATATGCTTATGGGTATGTTGTTTCATATGATACTGAAACTAAAGTTTTAAAATATTATCAAGATAGGTCACTGTACTACAATGGCGGTAATGGTGTAAACCATACAGATTTTATTGGTGTATCATCATTCTTTGACTCTACTACTGGAGATATTTTGCAATTCAATTCTACTAATGTTATTTCAAAGTCTGCTGGTGGATTTAGTGCTAGTATCGACTCTAATTTTTCTGGAATTACTACAGTAGTTTCAAATAAAGTTATAAATCTTGGTGTAGAATTTACATCTGGACTTTCTAGTCCTGAGATAAATAATACAACAGGTGACATAGTTTATGTGGATAATAGACCTGCTGTTATTAGAAACTTAAGACAAAAAGAAGACATCAAAATTATTCTGGAATTTTAAAAAATGGCTCAAAAGACAAATTTAAACATAAGCCCATATTTTGATGATTTTTATGAGCCGAGTGAAGGTGGGAAAGATAAAAACTATTATAAACTACTGTTTAATCCTGGAAGACCCGTCCAGGCAAGAGAGTTAAATAATATACAATCACTTCTTCAGAATCAATCAGAGTCCTTCGCTCGCCACATGTTTAAAGAAGGCTCCATGATTGTTCCTGGAGGAGTTTCTTATGATAATCAATTTGAAGCAGTAAAATTAAAACCAAAACAATTTGGTATTGATGTTACCTCGTATTTTGATCAATTAGTTGGTAAAACAATTGTTGGAGCAAATTCTGAGGTTACTGCAACCGTAAAAATGGTTGTAAAGACAAATGCTTCTGTTGATTATCCAACACTGTATGTAAAATATTCAGATTCAAATGCAAACTACGAAGTAGCAGGATTTGAAAATAATGAAGAAATTACTTGCACAGAGAATATTGTTTACGGAAATACGACAATTAATGCTGGAACTGCAGTAGCTACAACAGTTGAAGTTGAAGCATCCTCTACTGGATCTGCTGTTTCTATTAGTGATGGTATCTATTTTGTCAGAGGTTATTTTGTAAAAGTTGCACAACAAACAATAATCCTAGATTATTATACCAATTCACCTTCGTACAAAGTTGGTCTTAAAATTAGTGAAGAAATTGTAACATCTAGAGATGATGCTACTTTATATGATAATGCTAAAGGATTCACTAACTATGCAGCACCTGGTGCTGATAGATTTAAAATTAATGCAATCTTAACTAAAAAACTACTTAATGATGATAAAAATACTGATTTCATAGAGTTACTGGTAATTGAAGATGGGCAAGTTAAAGTTGCTCAACAAAAAACTCAGTACAACATTATAAGAGATTATCTTGCTAAGAGAACTTATGATGAATCTGGAGATTATGTAGTCCAACCATTTGATCTTTTACTTCAAGATTCTCTAAATGATAGAATAGGTAGTGATGGTATCTTTTTCTCTGATCAATTAACACCCTCAGGAAATACACCATCGGATGATTTGGCATGTTTAAAAATTGGCGATGGAATAGCATATGTTCGTGGTTATGATATTAATAAAACTGGTTCAACAATCATTGATGTTGAAAAACCAAGAACAACTAGAGAAGTTCTAAGTTCTAATGTCCCATTTGAAATGGGTAATTTGATGAGAGTCAACAATGCTACTGGTGCTCCTGCACAGAAGCATGTTGTTTTCTTACAAAATCAGAGAAAAGATGGTACTTCTGCTGGTACTGGAACCACCATTGGTGCTGCTAGAGTATACAACTTTAATTTGACTGATGCTGCTTATGCTAATGCAGCATCAAATTGGGATCTTTATCTGTATGACATACAGACATATACTGAAATTATTTTGAATAATGTTGTATCTGCATCCCAAGTCCCAGCAACTTCATATGTTAAGGGTAAGTATAGCGGTGCTACAGGATATGCAGTATATGCAGGAAATGGTACAGAACAAATTACACTACATCAGACATCAGGATCATTTGTTGAGAATGAACCAATTATAGTTAATGGTGTAGAGACGCTTCCTAGAACAATTAAGTCCATAAAGGTTTATGGATCTAAAGATATTTTATCTGTACACCAACCATCTGTTTCTGGTCTTACTAACACATTTACTGCTGATGCAAAACTTGCAAAGGAACTAAAAACTGGTCAGATTACCATCACAACTGGTGGTTCTGCAACGATTGATATTCCAAATACATTTAGTGGTGTTACTACTAATAGTATTATTAGATATAGTGTTTCAGGAGCTACTACAGAATCTTATAATAGAGTTTCAGCAGTTTCTTCAGATTTAACAACTTTAACTCTTGCAGAAATTCCTGGTGTTGCTGGTGTATGTGAGGGTTCATTCCCAGGTTCCAATTATAATGGAAAGTATTCTATAGGTTCCTTAGAGGTCTTAGAGCAGGAAAAGGGTTATCTATACGCGAAACTTGCTGATGAAAATGTTTCTACAGTAGATTTGAGTGGTTCTACTGTATCCTTTACAGCACAATCAACAACATCGGTTACACCATCAAGTGGAACCATAACTGTAGATACCGGAGCATTTAATCTTGGTATTAGCTCAGCTACAGCAAGATTTGAAGCATTCGATGAAGAAAGATATGCTATTTTCTATAATGATGGTACTATTGAAGATCTTACAGCAGATAAAGTTACAGTTTCTAATGATGGAAATCAGGTAACTTTCTCCAATGTTGAGAATAAAGCAATTGATGTTATTAATGCAACATTTGTCAAGAACTTTATTCAAAGTAGAGTTAAAAGGTACGATAGATCGACTGTTCTTAATATTTCATTATCAAGAGATAGCCAATCTGGAAGTAATGCAAATTCGTCTGTAAATGATGGATTGACATTTAATGATTATTATGGTCTGAGAGTACAAGATGAAGAGATTTCTTTAAATTATCCAGATGTTGCAGAGGTATTGGCAGTTTATGAATCTTTAGATAATGCTGAACCAGTTCTTGACGCTATTACATTTAATTCTATTGTAGATGTATCCAATAACGCAATTATTGGTGAGAATATTGTTGGTACAGGAGGTGCTGTTGGTAGGGTAGTTACAAAACCATCAGCAAATACACTTGGTATTGTTTATTTAAACACCATTAGATTCTCTAGTGGGGAAAGAGTTAAATTTGAAGAATCTACTCTTGAAACTAATATTACAAATATTACTTTAGGTAAGTATAAAGATGTTACTTCAAAATTTGATTTAGATAAAGGTCAGAAAGAACAATTCTATGATTATTCCAGATTGGTAAGAAGAAGAGGTGAGAGCGCACCATCTAGAAGACTTAAGATTGTATTTGACCACTTCACTGTCCCTTCAAGTGATACTGGAGATTTATTTACAGTTAATAGTTATCCTGAGGCAACATTTGGTAAGTTTGTTCCATCAATTGGAGAAGATGAAGTTAGAGCTTCAGATACATTAGACTTTAGACCAAGAGTATCTGTATTTAATTCTACAACATCATCTCCATTTGATTTTACATCAAGAGGTAGTTTTGGTGATACACCTGAAGGACCAAAACTAATCATGGCTCCAAATGAGAGTTCTTTGATTGATTATAGATTCTACTTGGGAAGAGTAGATAAACTCTTCATAAGTTCATCAGGACAATTTACACTGGTTAAAGGTGTTCCATCAGTTAATTTAAAAGAACCTGATTCTCCAGATAATGTTATGGAGTTGGCAACAATAACATTACCTCCATATTTGTATAATCCAAGGGACATTACAATTACTCTCAAAGATAATCGTAGATATACGATGAGAGATATTGGAGATCTTGAAGAAAGACTTGAAACTCTTGAAGTTACTACATCACTATCTTTGTTGGAAATTAATACACAGACTTTCCAAGTACAAGATGCTGATGGTTTGAATAGGTTTAAGAGTGGGTTCTTTGTAGATGATTTTAAGACAGCAGATTTTGTTCAAGCTGGATCTAAAGTTGATGTAATTACAGATCTGAATCAGATTCAGGCAGAATCTGGTAAAGACTCAATGAGATTAAAACCAGTTACACAAGAAAATATTGCCGATACTCTTTTAGATTTAAGTGAAGATTTACCATTATATGATTCTAACGTACAGAAGACTGGAGATGCTATTACTCTGAAATATGAAACTGTTGAATGGTTGAAGCAAGGATATGCAACAAAAGTTGAAAATGTTAATCCTTACCATGTTGTTTCTTACAATGGATCAGTTGTATTGAATCCATCTGCAGATAGTTGGGTTAGAAGAATTACTGCACCAGATCGTATTGTAAATCGTACCAGACACCGTTCTGTTTATGGTGGATGGGGTTGGGGATCACGTAGTTCATCAAGAACTACGCAAAGAATCACCAATGAAATGATTGCTCAGGCGGCAGAAATATACATGAGATCCAGAAATACTGGATTTGAGTCTGTAAACCTGAAACCACTTACTAGAATTTATCAATTCTTAGATGGGAATGGAAATGTAGATTTCATTCCGAAACTTATTGAAATTGCAACTGATTCTAGTCTTCAAGATTATGGATCAAATGGAGCATTCAGTGTTGGTGAAACTGTTGTTGGAACTGTAAATGGGCAAGTTCTTATTAGATTTAGAGTTGCACAATCTAATCATAAAATTGGAACATATAATAATCCAAGTATAACATATAGTAAAAATCCATATGTTAGTTCAGAGAACATTCCAGCATCTTATAGTTCTTCATCCAAAACTTTAAATGTTGACATCAATTCTTTGTGTGAAGAAGCACAAGGATTATATTATGGATATTTAACTTCTGGGATGAGATTAGTTGGTCAAACGAGTGGTGCAGTAGCATTTGTAAAAGATCTTAGATTGATTACTGATATAAATGGTTTCCTCGCAGGATCTTTCTTCTTAAGAAATCCATATACTACACCAGCACCTGCTGTTAGAATTGGTACAGGTACAAAAACATATAGACTTACTTCTAGTTCAACTAACCATATTCCATTACCTGGTAGTAAACTTATCAGTGCAGGTGAAGTTCAATACAGGTCTGAAGGTATTAATCAGACTTGGAGAAGAGTCATAACAAATACAAGAACTATTACCACAGTATGGTTTAGACCACCGCCACCACCTCCACCGCCACCACCACCACGCAGAGGAGACCCTCTTGCTCAGACATTTGCTGTAGGATATGATCCTTTCTCATTTGATGTTGCTCCTGCAGAAGCTAATGGTGTGTATATAACTGCAGTTGATCTGTTCTTTGCACATAAGGATGAAACATTACCAGTAACGGTAGAATTGAGAACGGTTGAACTTGGACTTCCAACATTAAATCGTGTTGGAGCAGCTGTAAATGTTCAACCAGAGCAAATTACAACTTCTAGAGATGCAAGTGTTGCTACCAATATCAAATTCCCATATCCAATATATCTTGAAAATGATGAGGAATATGCCCTCGTTATCATGGCAGCACAATCAGATCAATATGAAGTCTGGTTGGCAGAAATGGGAGAAAAGACTATTGAAACCAAAGCATTACCAGATTCACAAGCTATAAGACACTCTCAACAATTTGGTGTTGGTAGTTTGTTTAGATCACAGAATGGTTCTATTTGGACACCAAATCAATATGAGGATCTGAAATTTACTCTCTATAGAGCTAATTTTACAGAAACTGCTGGTAGTGTGTTATTCCACAATCCTGCTTTAAATCAGAGTAACAGTTACATCCCAACTTTACAACCAAATCCAGTTGTAACTCACCCAAGACAACTAACTGTTGGTATTACCACAACCAGTGATGCTGGAATAATGAATAATCTTTCTGTTGGTAGAAAGGTTTCGACTACAGGTATTACCACTAATAATTATGGATTCATTGTTGGAACTGGAAGTAAAGTTGCTTCTGAAGAGGTAACCACCGGTGGTTCAAATTACACCACTACAAGCGCCTGTGAGACGTTTAATATTACTGGGTCTGGAACTGGGTTAACACTCGATATAACCGCTTCTGGTGGCGTTATAACAGGCGCTGCTATTGATGAACCAGGTAATGGATATGCAGTAGGTGATGTTGTTGGTATTAAGACATCAACTGTCTCACCAGTTGGTGGACGGGATGCGACAATTACAATTACTGGCATTACAGGTCTTGATACACTCTATCTTTCTAATGTTCAAGGAACATCTTTTGATACTACAGATCAGTTAGTCTATTTTGACAATTCTGGAGTAAGGCAATCTTTAGATACTATTGATATTAGAACATCAACACCTGAAGGTGGAGTTTATGATGGCAATTATTTGAAGGTTATGCATTACAATCATGGAATGTATGAAGTTTCAAATAAAGTTACTTTGTTTGATGTTGAGTCTGACATTGTTCCAACATCATTATCAAATACACTTACAGTATCAGATACTGTCGTTAGTGTTGCTTCCACATCCACTTTCACTACATTTGAAGGGTTACCAGTTTCTTCCAGTAATCCAGGATTTGCAATTGTTGGAAATGAGATTATCAAATACACATCTATAACCTCAGGTAATTTAGATGGTATTACAAGATCTATTGATTCTACCATTGCTTCCGATTACAGCGTTGGAACTGAGATTCGTAAATATGAACTGAATGGGGTTTCTTTAAGGAGAGTTAACAGAACTCACAATATCAGTAATTTTGGAATTGATATTGATAGTTACTATGTTGAAATTGATAGAACTGCTTTTGATTCTAATGCCACTAACAGATCTATCGATCAAGGTGGTGGTGGAACTCCAGCAAATTCCCCATTACTATCATTTAATAATGAAGAATCTGCAGGTGGTAATAATGCACAAGGATCACAGAATGTTATCTACACCTCCGTAATTCCAGTGATCGTTGGCAACAAACCAAGTTCTGCAACTAGTATTACTGGACAGATTAGATCTGTGAGTGGAACTAGTGTAAGTGGCAATGAAGCGCCATTTGTTGATCAGCAATATGAAGCTGTTGAACTTGGAGCATTAAACTACTTAGATACTCCTAGATTAGTTTGTTCCAATATTAATGAGCAGACACACTTGTCTGACATGCTCAGAAATAAATCATTTACCTTGAAGCTTGACCTGGGATCAACAAATTCATATGTATCTCCTCTCCTTTTCTGGAAAGAAGGTTTTGTACAATTTAATTCTAATAGAATTAATTCCCCAATTCCTAACTATGTAACTAGCAACAGAGTAAATGAAATTATTGATGATCCACATGCTGCATATTATGTTTCAACTCCAGTTAATCTGGAACAACCAGCAACTTCACTGAAGGTTCTTGTAAGTGCATACAGACATGAATCATCTGATTTTAGAGTTCTCTATTCAATCAATAGAGCAGATTCTAGCGAAGTTGAGCAATCATTTGAATTGTTCCCTGGATATGATAATTTGACAATTGATAACAATTTTGATGGTTTCCCAGATGTAGTTGATGAAGCAATGAATAGTGGTCTTCCTGACAGATTTGTTTCTGGAAGTTTGGAAGGTCAATTTAAAGAGTATGAATTTAGTGTAAATAACCTTGATTCTTTCAATGGATTCCAAATTAAGATTGTGATGTCCGGAACCAATCAAGCATATACACCAATATTCAAAGATCTTAGAGTAATTGCCTTAGCATAATATGAAAATACCAGTAAAAGGGTATCCAAATTTATATCGTGACGATCAGACAGGTGCTATTATAAATTGTGATAGCACCTCATATTCTCAATATATGATTGCGAAGAATAAAAAAGATTCGCAAAGAAAAGAAATTGATGAATTGAAAAAAGATGTCGGTGAAATCAAGTCTATTTTACAGGAGATTTTAAATGAATCCAGACGAAATCACACTTGAATCTATGTCCAAGTCGTTCGAATATGAGCGACAAGCACGGTTAATTGATGAATGTAGAGACCTTGATGAATTGAAAAATATTTGCAAGTCCTATGCAAAATTGTATTTCAAACAGCAAGAAGTTTTACAAGCTTTACCTGCTCTATAAATAGCGAGTCATTTTATAGATAAATAGTTGAAATATAAAATAAAATACTAAATGTCTGCCGTATATGTAAATAATCTGACAATTAATACCGGAACAGACTTTGAGCAAGTTTTTACTCTTGCAAGTAGTTCTGGTAATAGTGCTTTGGATTTGAATGGATATACTGGTGAAGCAAAATTAGCAAAACATTCTGGGGCTGCTGAAGCAAATAAAGTTGCCTTTGCTGTTAGTTTTGTTGTTCCAAATGATGGTATTATTTCTATAAGATTAACAGATGAACAAACTGCCACTTTAAATGAAGGTAGGTACGTTTATGATGTGGTTTTAGATGATGGTTCTAGAAAAACAAGAGTCGTTGAAGGGATGGCATTTGTTAGAAAAGGAGTTGTCTAAATGCCAAGAATTCCAGTAAGAATCGGACAAGAAAATAGAGTAAAGGTTTTAACAGCTTTTGGTGGTAGGGATATACCAGTCCTTGCACTCAATGCAACAAATCTTGTTGGTGGAGCTGCTACAGCAAGTAGTTTGCAAGTTAATGGTGAATCCAAGTTTGTTGGTTTTGCAACTTTTACTGAAAATATCCATGTACAAGAGATTGCATTTTTACAAAATCTCTATGTTGCTGGTATTACAACATATGTAATTGGTCTTGGTAAAGAAAATGGAATACCATATTTTGGTTCTGGTGGGACGTTGGAAGCAACAGACTCACCATCTGTAGGTATACAGACTAGTAATTTATTTTTAACCACAAATGAGTCAAATGTTCCAGTTTGGACTGGAACTATTGATGGAGGAACCTACTGATGGCAAAACCAACCACACAAGCAGAGCTTTTAGACTATTGTAAGAGACAATTAGGAGCTCCTGTTTTAGAAATCAACGTAGCAGATGAGCAACTAGAGGATCTATTTGATGATGCCCTTCAGTTTTTCCAAGAAAGACATTTTGATGGTGTAGAAAGAACATATTTAAAATATCAAATCACGCAAGATGATATTGATAGAGGTCAGGGAAGAGGAGCATCTACTCTTTCTGGAATTGTCACTACAACAGAAACTCCATCGTCTGCTGTTGGGGTAACAACTCAATTTTCTTTTGAAGAAGATTCAAATTATTTGCAGATACCAGAATCTGTAATTGGTATTGAAAAGATTTTCAAATTCGATTCCAACAGTATTTCTGGTGGAATGTTTAGTATTAAATATCAGTTATTTTTAAATGATCTTTACTATTTTAGTTCTGTTGACTTGCTTGGATATTCAATGACCAAATCTTATTTGGAAGATATTGATCATTTACTAACTACAGATAAGCAAATAAGATTTAACAAGAGACAAGGAAGATTATATTTGGATATTGATTGGGGTGAGCAAACAGTTGGAGATTATATAGTTATTGATTGCCATAGAGCAATGGATCCAACTTCTTATAGTAGAGTTTATAATGATTCTTTCTTAAAGAGATATTTGACAGCACTGATCAAGAAGCAATGGGGACAGAATTTAATTAAATTTAGAGGAACTAAACTTCCAGGTGGAATTGAATTAAATGGTAGAGAATTATATGATGATGCCCAAAAAGATTTAGATGAAATTCGCCAAGAGATGAAAGCATCTTACGAAATGCCTCCTCTTGATTTCATAGGATAGGAAAATATCATGGCATTAAATCCGTTTTTTCTCAATGGTTCATCAAGTGAACAAAATTTAGTGCAGGATTTAATAAACGAACAACTCCGTATGTATGGGTTGGACGTTTATTATATTCCAAGAAAAATGTTGCAAACTGACAACATTTTAAATGAAGTTCAATCATCAAAGTTTGATGATAACTTTATTATTGAGGCATATGTCAATAGTTATGAGGGATATACCGGACAAGGCGATATCATGACTAAGTTTGGTGTTTCCTTGAAAGATGAGGTAAATTTAATAATTTCAAAGGAAAGATTTGAAGAATTTATTGCTCCAATTATGGCAGCAATCCATGATGTTTTATTGGAACATAATCCTGCAGATGAAGTATTGGTAACTCGCCCAAGAGAAGGGGATTTAATATACTTTCCACTTGGTGAAAGATTATTTGAAGTTAAATTTGTTGAGCACGAAAAACCTTTCTATCAGTTAGGAAAGTTATATGTGTATGAACTTCAATGTGAACTCTTTGAATATGAAGATGAAATTATTGATACTTCGATCTATGAAATTGACGAAGACCTTGCAGACGAAGGATATATTACAACCCTGACTTTGAGAACTGCAGATGAAGTTCAGGTGACAAAACTATATCCAATGAAAACACTTGATAGTGGATATGTTCAAAAACTATCGTTAAATGATGATGGTGGAGGATACATTTATCCACCCATTGTATCAATATCAACTTCACCTGTAGGTATAGCAACTGCAAATGCAGAGGCAATTGCTATAACAACATCTTCAGGTGGAGTTTACAGTGTATTAGAGTTGTTATTAACCCGTCCTGGATGGGGTTATATTGAACCTCCCACTGTAACCATAGTTGGTGGAGGAGGTGCTGGTGCAGCTGCAACTGCAGTTCTTGGAATAGGGTCTGATGGTATTGGGGAGGTTATAATAAATGCAGATTATCCAGGTAAAGGATACAATCAAGCACCTAATGTTTCTGCTACTGGAGCGGGAACATCAGATGTAAATGTTGTTACCTTTATTACTGCTGGTATTGTCACTGTTACGGCACTTAGAGACGCTGGTGCTGGATATACTACATTACCTACTTTTACAGTTGAAGGTCCAATCTCTGCTAATGGATCCCAAGTGGGAGTTGGAACTTATCAATTCAATGAAATTGTTATTGGTGCCGCTTCCTCGACTAAGGCGAGAGTTAAGGATTGGGACATAAATACTATGAAGTTGAAGGTTGGTATTGCTACAGGAGATTTCTTACCAGGAGAAGATATTGTTGGTCAGGAATCTGGAGCAAGATACAATGCACAATCTTATCAAGAATATGATTTAAATTCCCCATTCGCCAAGAATGATGAATTTGAAAACGAAGGAATCGATATACTTGATTTCAGTGAAGATAATCCATTTGGTACATTCTAATGTTAGGAACTTACTATTACCACGAAATTATAAGAAAAACCATTATTGGTTTTGGTACACTGTTTAATCAGATTGTTATTAAACATGATGATGAAAATGGTAATGCATATAGTGAAATGCAGGTTCCATTAAGTTATGGTCCATCTCAAAAGTTTTTGGCAAGAATTGAACAACAAAGAAATTTGAATAAACCAGTTCAAATTACATTACCAAGACTTTCATTTGAAATGACAGGTCTTTCATATGATCCAACTAGAAAGACAGGTGTTACACAAACATTTAAGGCAGTAAGTGAGAGTGACCAGAAAGTCAAAAAAGTCTATATGCCAGTTCCATATAATATTAATTTTGAATTAAATGCATTTTGTAAGTTAAATGATGATGCTTTGCAGATTGTAGAGCAGATTTTGCCATATTTCCAACCATCATTCAATATTACTGTTGATTTAGTTGATTCTATTGGTGAGAAGAGGGATATTCCAGTTGTTTTAGATAGTGTTTCCTTCCAAGATGATTATGAAGGAGATTTTTCTACTAGAAGAGCTTTAATATATACTTTACAATTTACAGCAAAAACATACCTGTTCGGTCCTGTTGCTGAAAGTTCTGATGGTCTTATTCGTAAGGTTCAGGCAGATCTTTACAGCGATACTAATACTCAAACTGCTAAGCGTGAGGTTAGATATACTGCAGTACCAGATCCAATTGACGCTGAACCAGGCGATGATTTTGGATTTAGTGATTCTTGGACTGACTTTGATGATGCTAAGACTTATAGCCCAACTAGAAAACAAGATATTTAATTTATGTCTGATAATTATGAATCTATTGACAAGGCACTTGATGTTGAGAGTAGCATCGTAGAGACGAGTTCGTC